GCTCCTGCGTTCGTGTCGCCGGCATCACTGGTCGCATCCGCGGGCTCAAGCACTCCCGGCCCGACGGCCGGCAGCCGCGGCCCGACCTAGTGCTCATCGACGACCCGCAGACCGACGAGTCGGCGGCATCGCCGGCGCAGGTTGCCACCCGAGAAAAGATCCTCTCCGGTGCCATCCTCGGTCTCGCCGGCCCGGGGAGGCGTATCGCCGGTCTCTGCACGGTGACGGTGATTCGCACCGACGACCTGGCCGACCGGCTCCTCGATCGCGTTCGGCATCCGGCGTGGCAGGGGGAGCGGACAAAACTGGTATACGAATGGCCGACCGCAGAGGAACTGTGGAGCCAGTACGCAGAGATCCGCCGCGAGGGGCAGCGGACCGGCGAGGGGACCGCCGCATCGGCGGCGTTCTACGCGGACAGGCGGACCGAGATGGACGCCGGCTCACGAGTGGCGTGGCCGGCACGCATGGCACCGGGCGACCTCTCCGCGATCCAGCACGCCTGGAATCTGCGCATCGACCGCGGCGAAGCAGCGTTCCAAGCCGAGTTCCAGAACCAGCCGACAATCGACGACATGGCGAGCGACAAGCTCGACAAGCGGTCGCTCGCCGCTCGCGTCGTGTCGATCGCCCGCGGCACCGTCCCGGCCGGCCACAACACGCTCACCGCCTACGTCGACGTCCAAGAGCGGCTCCTCTACTGGCTCGTCGCGTCGTGGTCGTCGTCGTTCGGCGGGCACGTCGTCTCCTACGGGTCGTTCCCGGACCAGGGCTCGACCTTCTTCGAGGCGCAGACCGCGAAACGGACTCTCTCGATGGCAGCAGGCGGCGTGGCCCTAGAGGGTGCCATCCGCTCCGGGCTCGACGCGCTGATGCCGATCCTCCTCGGCCGCGAGTGGACGCGGGAGGACGGGGCGAAACTGCGGATCTCCCGTCTCCTCGTCGACTCCGCATGGGGCAAGTCCACGACCGTCGTGCGGAACTTCGCCCGACAGACCCCGTTCGCCTCAATCGTCCTCCCGTCGCTCGGCAAGGGAATCGGTGCCTCATCGAAACCGCTCGAAGGCCGGCGGAACCGCGGCGATCAAGTGGGGCTCAACTGGGTCGTCGGGTCGATCGGTGAGGCGAAGCAACGCGGCGTCACGGTCGACGCCAACTGGTGGAAGACGTTCACGGCGGCGCGGCTCAAGCTGCCGGTCGGCGATCCAGAGGCGATCACGATTCACGCCGGCGAGCATGACCTGCTCCTCGAGCACCTCACCAGCGAGTACCCCGTTTCCGAGGAGTCGAAGACGACCGGCCGCCGCGTCGACGTGTGGCGGAAGGGGCTCGGCGAGAATCACTGGTGGGACTGCCTCGTCGGTGCCGCGTGTGCGGCATCCATCTCGGGTGTGACTCCGGCATCGTCGGAGGCCGGCGGTCGGGTGCGGAGGAAGGTGGAGGCCCCGGCGGCAGCCGGCGGCCGAAAGCGGATCGTGGTCAAGCGCGCGAACCGCTGAGCCACACCCCCTTCGTGATCGCGGTGTGACTGCGTAGCGTCGGCATCATGCCCGACGACATCGCAGCCAAGATCGAGGAATCGGCCCAAGGCCCGCAGCGCGTCCGCACGGACGCCGGTGAGGTCCAGGCCCATCCCCTGCCCGATCTGATCGAGGCGGACAAATACATCGCCTCGCGTGATGCCGTCTCGGCATCGCCGAACCGCAGCCACCGCGGCCTGCGCTTCAACGTCCTGAAGCCCCCGGGATCCGCGTGATGGCGAAGCGCGCCGCCTCCACCTCCAGGGCGAAGACAGGCCGCAAGGCCCCTGCTCGGCGTGCGCCACGACAGGTGACGGTGGTTCAGCAGCGTGTTCGTGCCCGATTCGACGCCGCCACGTCGACCGACGATTCCCGCCACTGGGCCAACGCCGACGCCCTCTCGGCCAACGCCGCGCTTGCCCCCGAGATCCGGCGGACGATTCGCAACCGGGCGAGGTACGAGCGGGCGAACTCGTCGTATTTCCATGGGATTTGCACCACGAAGAGCAACGACCTCATCGGCACCGGGCCGCGGTGGCTGCCGGAAACCGGCAGTGTCGAGGCCGATAGGCTCCTCTCTCGCCGCTGGTTCGATTGGTCGTGGTCGGTTCGGCTCGCTGGCAAGTTGCGGACGGCGACCGAAAGCCGTGTCGTCGACGGCGAAGCGTTCGCGCTCCTGTTCACGAATCAGCGGCTCGACCCGTCTGGCGTCCAACTCGACCTTCGGCTGATCGAGGCCGATCAGGTGGCGACGCCGTCTTACCAGTACGAGGACAGCATCTATCCCGACGGCTCGATCGCTGACGGGCTGGAGTTCGACTCCAACGGCAACGTGATCGCCTATCACGTTCTCCGGTCACACCCCGGAGCCAACTACCAGTTCGACTCGCTGACTGCGGACCGCTACGACGCGGACCGGGTGATCCACTGGTTCCGTCCAACTCGGCCTGGCCAGAGTCGCGGCCTGTCGGAGTTGACTCCGTGCCTGCGGCTCGGGGCCAACCTCCGCCGATACACCGAGGCGGTGATCCGTGCCGCGGAGATCGCGGCCGACCTCGCGGCGTTCGTCCACAGCAACTCCCCGGCCGCCACGGTCGACGAGGTGGACCCGTTCGCCGCTATCGAGATTGAGAAGGGGACGCTTACCACGCTGCCCGAGGGGTGGGACGTCAGTCAACTCAAGGCCGAGCAGCCGACGAACAGTCACCAGGCGTTCACTCGCACGATCCTCGGTGAGATCACGCGAGGAGTGAACCTCCCGTACCACCTCGGGGCGTTCGACGCATCCTCATACAACTACTCGTCCGCTCGCCTTGACGGCCAACTCCACGCGCAAAACGTTCGCGTCGAGCGCGACGAACTGGAGCGGGTGTGGCTTGACCACATGCTCCGTGCGTGGCTCGACGAAGCGGCTCTGATCCCCGGGTTCATTCCCGCCGGCCTGCGGCCGATGAGCGACTGGAACTGGTCGTGGGTGTGGGACGGCCGTGAACACATCGACCCCGTCAAGGAAGCGAACGCGGTCGAGACGCAACTCGCCACCCTCACGACGTCTTTAACCGACGAGTATGCGCGTCGCGGCAAGGACGTGACGGTCGAGCTGCAGAAGATCGCCGCGGAGCGGCAGCTCATGGATTCCCTCGGCCTGTCCCTGGGTGACCGGCCGTCGCAGGTCGTCGTTCCGCAGGCGGAGCCGGTCAACGCATCGCGTGGAGGTGACGATGAGTGATGCACTCCGTATCACCGCCGGCGTCGAGTGGCTTCAAGCTGCTGCCGGCGACGCATCGCGGACGCCGCGATTCTCCATGGCTGGCTATACCGGCGGGCTGATCCGCCAGGCGTGGAGCCGCGAACCGGTCGTGATCGACCTCGCCGGGATGGAGATCCCAGGCGTGGTGCCGATCGTCGCCGAGCACGACTACCGGATCGAATCCGTGCTCGGTCAGGGAACCGCACGAGTCGACGGCGGCGGGTTGGTCGTCGACGGTGCGATCCTCGCCGACACCGACACCGCTCGTCAGGTCGTCGCACTCGGGGACGCCGGATACCGCTGGCAGGCCAGCGTCGGAGCGGACGTGTTCGAACACGAGGTCGTGCCCGCCGGGCAGGCCGCAACCGTAAACGGTCGGGCCTTCGAGGGTCCGTTCCGTGTCGTCAAACGCTCGCTGCTGCGCGAGCTGTCTTTCGTCACCCTCGGGGCGGACGCAGCGACCGCCGTGACCATCACCGCCTCGGCGGGGGAGGAAGCGATGAACGAAGACGAGAAAATGAAGGCCGAAGAGATGCCGACCGGCGCTCAGGCGACGGAGCACGACATGCCGACCGGCCCGCAGGACATGGCCTCCGCGGCCACCGCGGTCGATCTCCAGGCGATGCGCGCCGAGATCGTCGCGGAGGTCAAGGCGGAGGTGCAGAAGGAGGTTCTCGCCACCGTCCGCGCTTCGCGCGGGCCGGTGATCCACGCTCCGTCGAAGCCAGCCGTGAACGTGTGGCACGTCATTCAGGCTGCCGCGTGCATGGTCGGCGGGCTGCCGCGGATCGAGAAGGCGTTCTCGGAGCCGGTCCTGGAGGCCGCCCACAAGCGGGCTCGCACGATCGGCCTCCAGGACATCCTCCTGACTGCGGCTCGGCAGAACGGATACGACGGCGGTGCTCGCATGTCGGCGGACAGCGTTCGTCCGGTGCTCCGGGCGGCGTTCGCTACGCACGACATCTCAGACCTCCTCGCGGCGACCTACGGGAAGTTTCTGCTTGCGTCTTTCGCAGCGGTCGAAAATGTCTGGGATCAGATCAGCGTCATCCGGCCGGTCAGCGATTTCAAGGCGGCGACCGGTCTTCGGCTGGACGGTGATTTCAAGTTCGAAGAGGTCGGCAACGACGGCAAGCTGAAATCTGCCGACGCCGGCGATGACAAGCGGACGATCCAGGCGAAGACCTACGGGCGCATGTCGAGCATCACAAGGCAGGACATCGTCAACGACGACCTGGGGGCGCTGACGCAGGTTCCGCAGCGTCTCGGCCGCGGTGCGGCGCTGCGGTTGAACAGCGTGTTCTGGACAGAGTTCGAGTCGAGCAATTCGACGGCCTACGAGGCGAAGACCGCAGCGGCCGGCAACGCTCTGTCGCTGACGAGCCTCAAGGCAGCGGTGGGCGATTATCGGAAGCTCAAGGATCCCGACGGCAACCCGCTCGGGTTCACTCCTGCTCTTCTGCTCGTGCCGCCGGAGCTCGAGATCACAGCCGCGGAACTCATGGGGTCTTCCCTAATCCACGGCACCAGCGGTGCAGCCCCGAGCACGAACGTGCTCGCCGGCCGCTACCAAGTCGTGTCGTCGGCATACCTGTCGAGTGCCACCACGTGGTGGCTCGTCGCCAACCCCGCCGATCTGCCGACGATGGAGGTGGCTTTCCTCAACGGTCAGCGTCAGCCGACCGTCGAGCAGGCCGAGGCGGACTTCGACGTCCTCGGCATCCAGGTGCGCGGCTACTACGACTTCGGCGTGTCGAAGGGCGACAAGCGAGCCGCCTACCGGATGGCGACGGCCTGATCGACGGCGTGATTCAACCGCACCCCGGGGCCGCGAAACGGTCGCGGCCCCGGGGGTGA